AATCGGAGTTAATTGGTTTCTTACGTTTTGCTTGTTTTGCAGTAAGACCAACTCCGATAGGTTGTTCATTCGTCGTTCTTTTTCTTCTTGCCATATAAAATTAAATTAGATTTTTTTAACTTTTGAGCCAGGCATCTTTGCGGCACGATCTAGTACATCATTCCATCCTGGATGTTTGTTAGCAAGTTTATTTTGCCACTCTCCGAGTTCTCCTGGAGTTGCACATCCTTCACTCCAATCGCGTTTCCAATCCGGATTCTCAATATACCATTGAGTAATATCGTGGACACTCATTTCAACGACTTTCTTTTCACCAGTTTCTTTATGAATAATTGGGTAGATTGCCAAAGTTATTTCTCCATAGTGTGTAAGGATATTTATTCAAGCGTGATAGACGGCGCATCATCACATTCAACACAGTCAATACATTCATCCATATCAGGATTACTCTTAAGAAATTCTTGAAACTTCTCTTCCGTTACAAAAACCTTAAAAATGTGACCAGTAAGATGATCTTTAATGCAATAACTTTTCATAAAACTCAAGGGCTAAGTCTTGCCTTATGTAGACGCTTTTCCTCATAATAACTAAAAATCTCAGGAACCCATGCTTTCATTACAGGAACCATACCTTCACAAAGTGCTTGAATCTCTACTTGAGCATCTAGTTTTGCTCTTAGATCTAGGAAGTGTAGTGCAGCACGAAGAGAGAATGAGACTACAAAGTTCTGACGAATGTTCTGGGGGAGATAGTCACGGAGATGTTCCTCCGCCATACCACGCTTCTCATAACCCTCTGCATACCGCTCAGATGCCGCCAGACAGAACTTTAACTGTCTTTCGTAATCTTCCCTTGTCCATTCATACTTGTGCCCTTTACGGTCCAAGTAGAGACCTTCTGGACGCACGTAGAAAACCTCTTGTGGTTTCAGTTCACCCTTTGCAACCTTCAGCACACGGCGTCCAGTATAACGCTGGGACTGAACATCAAAACTTACACCAACACGGTGAGTTCTTGCCTGAACAATTACGTTATGAACAAATCCAACACAATCCAAAGTAATTGCAGGATGTTCTAGTGGTCCCCAGTGTCCGCGTTCATTTGCAAGAAGTTGTTCAATGACCCACTTACCACAATCCTTTTCGCCAGGAGTCATTTTGGTATGAATTGGATCTTCCGAATAATCATTCTTACCTGCTTGATAAACAAGAGTCTGTGGAAGTTGTGTCTGACGAATCATCACAACTTTCATATGCTGATCCAATTCAAGTAGATCTTTTGCTTTAATAGGTTTCATTAATCTTCTTCCTCGTAAAATTCGATATCATCATCCACCAAATATGGAGCAACCTCCTCATAATTTAGATTTGCAGGTTCTTGTAGTTCTTCCTTTAGAGAACGAACAAGTAGTTCCATATTATGAATGATTAGTTTTACTTTTTCTCGGTTCATAATAACATAATACTCATTTGTATTCTACATAAAAAAAAGAGGGGAGTCAAGTCTCCCCTCTGATATCAAGCAACTTGTGGCTGCTTTGCCATATTTAATTGTGCAATATGAAGTAGTTTTTCTTTCTTATCTTTTTTCTTAAGATAACGAACAAAGTAAGTGTTCATTTTCCTGCCTCCTTTACGAACTTAACTCCACGATAGGTTTCGTTAAACTGTTGAGGTTGTTGTTGTGCCTGCTGTTGCTGGCGACGAACTTCGGTGTCATATTCAACACCACGATAAACGACTTTAGACATTAGGGTTCTCCTTAGTTTTGAGTTAAAGAGCGTTCCTTCAGTCGGCGTTTGCGTTCGCTATTTGCGAATAGCGAATGAACGATCCGTTCCGCGTCGGCTTACTTCCGTCACATAATGTGATGAACGATATTATTATTTACCGGAAACTTTTGTATCTTTTGTTACCGTTCTATATAACTTAATGTATGATTGGTTGCAGATAACTGCTGAATGATTATATCACATCCAATCTTCGGTTGACAATCACCACAAGTATAAACATCTACTGCTGCCTTACCTTCCTCTGGCCATGTATGAATGCTAATATGACTTTCTGAAAGTAAGCATAAAACAGTAACTCCCTGAGGATCAAACTTCTTTGAAATAGTTTGAACCACGGTTGCACCGCTAGCTGCAGCTGCGTTTTCTAATAAGTCTATAAGACAACGCTCGTTGTCCAAAAGGACAAACGAGCAACCGTACAGGTTTAAAAGATAATGCTTACCCATTAATCTATAGAGTTTTCCTCTGCTTCTTTAATCAATTCACTGACATAATTTTCAGTACCGTCCATTGTCTTAACGGTGAACAAAGGAGACTTCATGTACTTTTTAATTTTTTTGTACTTCTTTAAAAGTTTATCAACTTCGTTATCATTAATTACAACTACTGCTTTACTATCTTTAACTTTTTCGCCACCAAATCCTGCACTCATTTTCTTTTCTTCTTCTCTGGTTGTTTATATCCCCAAACTCTTGGGTTTGTTCTACCATATCCAAAATCAATTTTTTGAATTGCATCAGATCCGTATTGGTCATAGTACATGTCAAAAATACGAACTCTTGATCCTCTTACAAGATCTATATGACTTTCCCCACACACAGTATACCAAATCAAATATGCATCATTTGGGAATGAAGTATCCTTTGCCTTTTCAAGAGTAGTTTTTTCTAAGAGAACTTCACATCCATACTCGTGAGGCAGAATTTGTTTTTCCCTTTTTGAAGATTCTGCCATTTTTTCTTTTTCTCCAACAACTACTGCCATCAACGGTTGCCCCACTGAATATCCGGATATGCTTCCTTTACATTTTCAAAAGATATCTTATATTTATCCGTCAGTTTTTTATCCTTTACCAAGCAAATAATTTCTGCTTCAAATGGATGTAGTCCTTGAAGGATGTTAATAAACATAGTTTCTCTGCGAAGAGAACTCAAACTGTCATTTCCACCTCTTACAAAATTATAAAACATAGTATATTCTTTGCGAATAGAAGATCTACCTTGATCCATAGAACCAAGAGAATTTGAACTTAATTCTTCCATTTTAGAAACGGCATCATCAATCTTACCGCTTAAAGTTCCACTGTATGAGGTTTGCTCTCCAGCACTTGCATAAGGAACATCACCCACAGGTAAAAGCGAAACTATGGATTCATCAAAATTCCAAATCAGAATAGTTTTTAATGAAGGGTCTTCATAAGTCTTAAGAACCTCAACTTTTTTTGCATTTGATCTTTGTTTGGATGCAAGTGCTAAAACTTCAAATATAAATGGATTTGTTGGAAGAGTTTCAATTGGTTTTTCAATTGTTGTCTTTTTTGTCTTTGTCGTAGTCATAAATTTCAACTGTAATATTATAGTTTAAAATATTTAGTGGTATTTTTAATCCTCTTCTTCGTCTTCATCATCAAAGTATCCTTCTTCAAATCTAACAGCAACAACCTCATCAGGTATAATCTGTCCGTTCTCATCAAAGAATTCTGGATGTAAGTAAGGAGGTCTTGTTTCTAGCAAATGCCTATAAGTTAACCAACCAATTATACTTCCTACCATAAAAAAAAGCAACGTGAACATTACTGTGAATGCTATTACATATGCTGGTTCCATTTGTTTTCTCCAGAGAGTTTATTTTTTCTTAACGTCAAAGTGAAATTCAATAAAGAAATGAAACTCCCTTTGAAAGAGAGAAACCATTTTACCAAACTTCACTTGAAAAGTCTTTGGTTTTAATGCTCTCTTCCTCCTATTCCTAAGTAATAACTCAACACCCCGATTAATTTCGGGTCCTGAGTTATTTAGTTTTCTTTTTTCGTCGTCCCCTTCTCTTATCATAGTTATACTTCCAGGCATCTTCTAGGATGCAGTGCAAATAGTTTCGTATTTTTCTTGCCTGAGGTTTTGGAATATGTCCATATCCCTCGCGAAGTTGTTTATGAATTTCATCAGAACCACCTTCTAGATAATCATCAAGGTCCATTATAAGACTACTGATTTCATTTGCAGTCTTACTTCCAATAAACTCCTCTACTTCAAATTTTCGTACACTTTTAATCTTCAGGTAATCGTAAAATTTTAACACAAACTGTCCATTAAAAGCAAGATCAATTGCTTTCTCCACATCGAAATAAACTTCATGAAATGTGCTTTCCATTAAACCAAATTTTGCTCCTTTAGATATTGAACTGTATCTGTACAACCACCAAGATGTTGTTGATCATTTAAAACCACCTGAGGAAAAGTAGATCCTTCTCCAAACTCTACATAGAATCCATCACGATCAAAGTTTTCCCCAAGAGTGTAAACTACGTGTTCAAGATTTGCTAACTCTAGCACTTGTTTGATTTTAGTGCAATAGGGGCAACCATGTTTTGAATAAACTGTAAATTTCATAGTAGTAGTATTATTAATATTGGAATTAAAATTGTAAAAATTGAAATTATAAGGCCCCCAACCAGTTCAAGTTGGGGGCGAATACTATAAGAGTCCATCAACTAAATTTTATTGATATTTAGGACGATAGACATTATACTCAGTATTATTAATCTGTTTTTGCCACTCAATAATATCAGACAATTTTTCTGTTGTAAAAAATGGTTGTTGCAAATACCAATCATACCATTTTTGATGTCCTTTTGAGTGATTGCATTTTTTACAGGCACATAAGACATTAGTAACTCTATCACTTCCACCTTTAGATCTTGGAACTATATGATCTAATGTAAGAACTTCATCACTTCCACAATATGCACATTTATAATTCCATTTTTCTTTAATTGATTGTCTCCATTTTCGTCTTGCTTCTGAACTTGAGATCGCTTCAAGATTAAATAAAAGTTCTTCTGAAGTGGAGTAAAGTGGCATTCGTAAGATGCGTACCACAAATATTTAGAGTTACTTATGATTTATCATACTTTAACAGGTTGTTGTTGACCTTCTGGAAGTGTAATCTTATGAGGTTCTAATTGATTTACCTGACCAGCAGGCAATCCAAGTTGTCCGGGAAGTTGCTTATCTGTCGTTGAGGTTACATTAATCACTTGGTCCATCAATAAACGATGACGACTATAGGAGCGATAATGAGGATCAAAGTTAACCATCATTATCGCATCATTAATGTCTGCACAATGACAGATAACTTTTCCTGTTCGGTTGTCTGTTACGACCCAATATTCATTCATTTTCAGGTGCCTTTGATGAAACTACAGGATTACGACTACGATTTTTGATAACAACAAATGCATCGTTTTGATAAGTTACAGATCCAAAAGGTTTTGCCCACTTTGGATTTGCATCGGGATGAGTTGCAGTTCCTGTAGCTGCAACTCCGCCAACTTCTACACGAATATCATCATCAATATTCCATCCCAAAGTTTCAATTGTAGTTGTGATTTGATTTAGTATATCGTCCATTATTTGTAGAAGTATTTCTATCAGTATAGAATACTTTTACTGACCTGTAAAGTCAAACCCACCAAGATCATCAGGATAATCGGGAATCTGAAAATCAATTACAGGTTCTGGAACATCTGGAATATTTACATCGTCAGTATTCTGTGGTTCATACTCAAACTCTGGTCTTCCTCCACGATTATCATATTCATCGTTGAAAGAATGATCCTTCAAGAATTTATCTACAAGATCTCCAGTATTTGAACCTGGAGTTTGATCATTTTCAGCGTCATTATTAGGTCCTGAATTACCTGGAGCATCATCATCTCCGTTACCCCATCCATTATTTTGTCCTCTTTCAGGATCATTTCCTCCACCTCCTCCATTATCAGGAGGATTTTCAGAATTGTTATTTTGTCCTGATCCATCGTTCTTTGAGTCGCCTGGTGGTTGATTAGTTTCTGGGTCTTGCCCATCTTGATGATTTCCTTTTCCTGGATTATCAGATGCTCCGGTTTCTCCATCCCAAGGCGAATTACCAACTTCCTTATCATTACCAGGATTTCCTTTTCCTGGCCCTTCAGGATCCTCAGGGTCTTCAGGATCCTCAGGGTCTTCAGGATCCTCAGGATCCTCAGGGTCTTCAGGATCCTCAGGGTCTTCAGGATCCTCAGGGTCTTCAGGATCCTCAGGGTCTTCAGGGTCTTCAGGATCTT